GACTATTTAAAAAATTTGGTTTCTAAGTGCGAAGAAGTGGGAATTCTAGTTTTTAAAAATAGCATGGTAAAAAACGCAACAAAAAAACCCCTCAATACCGAAGAGTTTAGGGGATTTGTTTTAATTGATAAATATGCACCTGTAATTTTTCTAAATAGTCAGGATGTTCCATCTGCATTAATTTTTACTTTGGCCCATGAATTAGCACACATATGGTTAGGTGAATCTGGAGTAGATGATTTGGATTTTTATGGAAATGATCCAAATGAAGTATTTTGCAACAGAATTGCCGCAGAAGTATTAATAACCAAGAAAGAATTTTATGACTATTGGTATTCAACTGAAGGTAATTTAATAGCTATTGCCAATATTTTTTGTGTTAGTAAATTAATGGTGGCAAGATTAGCTCTAACTCATGGCTTTATTGGTACATTTGATTATCAACTCATCCAAAGAGAGGAATATGAGGCATATAAGAACATACCTAAAAAAGATGGAAGCCCAAACTTTGTAAATTTGATTCCAGGAAGAAATAGCTATCTTTTGACTAAAACAATTGTAAATCAGGCTTTATCTGGAAAAATACTATTAAGGGATGCTGGAAAGTTATTAAATGCAAGCCCACAGAATATCATGAAAATTAGTGGTGTTATTTAATGCATATAAAGTACCTGCTTGATACTAATATTTTTATTCAATCTCACAATCTTTCTTATCATCCATCTTTTTGCAATGGATTTTGGGATTGGTTGATCGGTGGATATCATGCAGATATGTTTTATAGTATTGATAAAGTATTTGATGAAATGATTAAGCCGCCAACATCTTTAGATGAGTTATCACAACTCCTAAGAAGCCAATCAATTCCTCAGAATATGTTCGTAAAAAGTTTATCAGATCAAAAAGTTGCTGTTGAGTATAAAAAATTAATGAATTGGGCTTTTTCCAGTCCCCATTTTTTACCTAAAGCAAAAACTGAATTTGCTAAACCTGATAGCGCTGATGCTCATTTAATTGCAACAGCTATGGCTTATGATTATGTGATAGTCACTGAGGAGCTTTCCAATCCTGCTGCTAAATCAAGAATTCTCATTCCAGATGCTGCTGCTCACTTTGGAGTTAGTTGTATAACTATGCCTTCATTACTTAGAAAGCATGCCCACAATAACTTCACTTTAAAATAATAGAATTCTATGTTTTGTTAAAAAAATATAAACCTCCTCCGGGAGGTTTTTAATATCTAAATAAGCTCCTAATGCTTACGTATTGATGGAATTAGTTTATTTAGCTCTAAAAAAGCCCTCTATTTGAGGGCTTTAATTTATTCATTAGAGCTGTTGTTCTTTTGCTCTTGTTCATGCTGATATTCAATCGCAGCCTGCTGTGCTTCCGTTGCTGCCGCAGCTTCTGGTGGAATCTCTTCTGCAATAGCTGCTGTACCAATGAATCCGAATAAAGTTAGTAATAGAATTTGCGAATACCTTTTCATTTGAATTTTCTCTACGTTTCTAATACTTAAATTTAGTGTAGTGGGTAAAATCACCTGATTAAGTATTAACTATGTCTGAGTATGTAAAATGATCAAGGGTTATGAATAACTCTTAGGCGATTTAGGTAAGTTCATTTTTCTAATGAATATTTTAGTTAATTTAGTTAAAGATTGGTTATTTAAAAAGATTGATAAATAACCTAATTCAGATATAAATGAAGCTTGTACTTCAAGGTAGGAGGTATTTTGGATAAGATTATAATCTTGGTACTTTTGACTTTAGTTACCACTATGGCCTATTCGCATAGCGGCAGAACAGCAAGCGATGGGTGTCACAAGGAAAGTAGAACGGGCGAAAGACATTGTCATTAATTAAATCAAAAGCACCATATGGTGCTTTTTTAATACCTGAAATTTATACCCGAGATTCCATCATGAATGATTTTTTCTTAGCAACAAATCGAAGTATTACGCTTGATGACATTGAAGTTCGCCAGATACAAATGAAAGACTTTGATATTTGGGCTACACATGCAGAAGCAATTAAAAACTTCATTAAAGATAGAGATTATTCAGATGAGATTTTGACAGAGCTATTTAAGGCTCATGGTGTGCAGGTCATTTCAGTAATTACATGTGTAACTGATCTGGATGATGAATCACTCTTTAAACTCGCCACTGATGAGCAAAAGTTTAAACAACTACTTAAAGCGGTTCTAAGTGTAAACCATGCTTATTTTAAATATGAAAAGCCAAAACATACAGCGAAGAAACAAGCCATAGAGTCTACTTGGTTCGACTCATTCCAGTACTTAATCAGCGCTGGCCATCGTCACGAAGACATTATGAATATGACTTATGGTGCATTTGATCAGTACTTAAAATCAGCTCAAAAAGATCATAAAAATAAACTGCAGTATTTATCGAGTGTGATCCGGTCAGCCCATCATGCCAATACCAAAGAATTCAAAAAGTTCTTTGAGGGGCTAAAGGAATAAGATGCAGGTGACTTTTACCAAATGATTAGATATTCTCTTTGAAAACGGGGATATAAAATCATGAAAAAAGTTATTTTAGCGATGCTATTGACAGTATGCTCATCTGCATATGCTGTAAGTACTGATTCAGTTCGGGGTAGTACTGGTTTTGTAGAGCGCGGTAATTCATACGGCAAAATGATTGATGTTCTTGGCAATCCAGACTCTTCATACAGTCACATCATTCATGACCGCAATGGTTGGCCACACAAAGCAATCACTTATTCTTATTCGCTCAATAATGTGAAGTACGAAATAACAGTCGTTGATGGCGCTGTTTATAGCATTAACTGGGAGCGGTGATTGTAGTTAAAGAACACCTAACGTATTTATATGAATTGATAAACAAGTATTCTGTAAGTATTATGTGATTGTTTTCACAATAAATTAGAGGGTTATATGGGAAGCTATATTGAAGAAAACTTGGCAAGAGATGAAAGAATCATCATAAAAGCACAGGTAACATGGCTGTCTCAATTTTGGTATTTATTTTTTGGTGTGCTTTTAATTCTTTCGGGTATTGGACAAAAAGGCGCATTTGGGCCAATACTAATCGGTTTAATTCTTATTGCTATTGCTGCGGTTCATGTGCTTACAACTGAATTAGCACTTACCAACCGTCGAATTATTGCAAAATCCGGCCTAATTCGTCGAAACACTATCGAATTAAAGGTAAATCGCGTTGAGAGCTTAGGGGTAAACCAAGGTGTGTTGGGGCGAATTCTTAATTTTGGTTCAATTGTTGTAAAGGGGACTGGTGGTTCACATGCGCCAATTCCTTACATTGCTCGTCCAATGGAATTCAGACAGCAAGTAAATAATTTTCTTGATGAGTTAGATGATGCTGATAAAAAGGTATCGTAAGTCAAAAGCACCTTAGGGTGCTTTTTTAATACCACTCCTAACCACCGAAAGGTGGTTTTTTATGCCCATAATTTTACCCGCCATTGAGCGGGTTTTTTATTGCTCGGAGAAAACCAGATGGCAGGGAATTTAGACTTTCGATTAAACCTGTTGGCAAATACCACTGGTCTACAACAGGGCATGGACGGTGCTAGATTTGCGCTTAACGCTTTAGCTGGTGCTATGGCTGCTTTGGGTGTTGGCTTGGGTATTCGTGAATTAGCCCAAGCAGCCGATTCATACACAAATCTTTCAGCACGAATCAATATCGCTACTCGTGATGGTGGTGACTTCACATCTGCAATGGCTGGTGTGCATCAGGTAGCACTAGCAACAAATTCAAGTCTTGATGCTACAGGTAGTCTATTTACGCGACTTAATACAGTCGGTAAAGAAATGGGGATGACGCAGCAAAATACGCTCGACCTAACCAAAACAATTAATCAGGCGATTCAAACAAGCGGTGGTACGGCAGAAGCAAGCGAAGCTGCAATCACTCAGCTGATCCAAGCCATGCAAGGTGGTGTTCTTCGTGGTGAGGAGTTTAACTCCATCATGGAAAATGGTTATGGTGTCGCTGAAGCCTTAGCAAAAGGATTGGGGGTAACTACCGGTGAACTTCGTAAGATGGCTGAAAATGGGGAGTTAAGTGCAGAACGTGTCTATAGGGCCTTATTAAGTCAAAAGGATGCTGTTCAACAAACTTACGATAGCTTTCCACTTACAGTTAGTAACGCATTACAGAAGATTGCCACATCATGGCAAATTCTTATTGGCGAGATGGACCAGGCTAATGGTGCATCTGCAACCGTGGCAAATGCTTTATCAGTCATTGCTGATAATCTAGGCATTTTAAAAGTATTCTTTGATGATGTTGCCGCCGGGGTTGTTTGGTTTCAGGATAAATTATCCGAGATTGATCCATCTATAATTGAGTCAATAGGAAACACTTTATCAGATGTGTATGACACTGTTAAAAGTTTAATTTCCAATTTGGCTGGCATCGCAGAAACCGCATGGAGTGCTTTTACATCGACTCTGGACGCTATTGCCCCTTTATTTAATGCGATTCTAAATGGTAAAGAGGAAGTAAGTGGATTAACGACATTATTTAATGTTTTTAAGATCGCTCTAGGCGTAGTTTCAGATGCAGCTACAGGTCTAAATATTGCATTTAAATTGCTTCTTGCTGGAATTCAATTTATTTCAGGTGGTATTTATTCACTTAGTGCGTCAGTACTTGATTTTCTCGGATTTGATGACTTGGCTGCACAAGCGCAAAATGCATCTGATGCGTTATTCAGACAGGCTGAAAAGAATGCATCTGAGGCAAATAGGTTGGCTTTGGAAAGTAAATCTGCTACCCGTGAAGCCATTAAAGATATTACTCAAACAGAGGAAGAAGCCAATCAGGAAAGGGTGGCTAATTCCCAGAAAACACTTGAAGAATTAAAAGCCCAAGAGGAAAAGCATAAAGCTGATTATAAGGCTATCAGTGATGAGCGTATTAAGCTTGAGCAACAGCTTTTTGAGGCGCGTAAATCTGGCAACCAAGCTGCGATTGATTTAGCTGTAAAGGGTCTTGCTGATTTAGATGCTAAGGAAAAGGCTTATCAGGCTGAAAGTAAAAAAATCACGGATGATAAGATTAAAGCTGCTCAAGAATGGGTAAATGCTCAACTTGTGGCAGCAGATGGGACTCAAAAAGCAGCTGATGCAGCTACTCAGAAAACCTTACAGACTACTCTCGCTGCTCAAGGCTTAAAGCTTGAATTTGATGCCACTGGTAAAGCTATTGTAAAAGCCATGGATGACGGTGCAAAAGCAACCGAAAACCAAGGTAATGCTACAGATAAAGCTCGAAAAGCTGCTGCTGCATTAGGGCTGGATTTGGATGTTTCTTTAAATAGGGTTTCAGAGAAATTTAAAGCAGGTGAAACCAATGTTAATAGTTTTGTTGCTGGTTTAGAGGGCTTAGGGGTTACAGGTAAGCAGGCGGGTGAAGTAACTTATGAAGCTTGGCAAAAGTGGACTGAAGAGGCTAAAAGCCAAGCCGAAATTGATCTAGCAAAGAAGGGGTTGGTTGAGTTCGGTAATCAAGGTGTCTTTTCTGCCAAACAGGTTGAAATGGGGATGCGCTATCTTGATGAAGTGAATGGCAAGCTACCTAAAAATATTTCTGAGGTTGAAAAAGCTTACAGACTGCTTGGCATAACATCTCGTGAAGAAGCCGGGAAAATGGCTGATGCACAAATGAAAGCGTTCAATGTGATGCAAAATAGTGGGACAGCATCTGCTGAGCAAATCAAACAAGCATTAATTAACATGGCGGATAAAATTTATGCTTCTGGGGATGCAGTTAAAATTGCTTTGTATGAGTCGAAATTAGGAGCGAGTGGTTTAGCTACACAGGTAGATGAAACTGGCAAAAAGTCAGTTAAGGCTATGTCTGATATTGAGCAGTCGATTCATCGTACTCGCAGTGCTACAGACGGTGCAAAAGATGGCTTTAGAAGTCTTGGTCAGGTGGCACGTGAAGAAGCCCAAAGCGTTAAATCGGAATGGGAGCAGGCAATTGATGCAGCTCAAGCTTCAACCGATAAGTTTAGAGCTGAAATGAAACGCCAAGGCGAATCATTAAGCAAAGGGATTTATGACTACAGTTCATACAGCAAAGCTGATGTTTTATCGCAGCTTAAAAGTAAGGGTTATAGTGATAAAGAGGCCGAAAAACTAGCGGGCTCAATCTGGTCTGAAGCAATGTCAGCAGATCGTGCTGCTAAAGAGCAAGGATTGGGCAAGGATGGAAGTCTCGCGGTCAAAGCATTAATTAATGCTGAGTACAACAATGCAGCCTCCAAAGGCTTAACCACTCAGCATGGTACAAACAAAATTAATGAGCTAATGCGTCAAATGACTGCCAGTAATCTTGTGTCTACAGGTCCTTCAACCAAGCCAGTAGATGTAAATAGCCTTGCACCTAATGTCAGTACACCGATTGCAAGCCCAACTACAACCAATGCATCCAAAGACGTTAATTACAACATTAGCTTTGGTGGTCAAACACTTTCATTGTCGGGTTCAGCAGAACAGGAATCAGCAATGAATCAACTAATCAAACAACTTAAAACACAGGCGAAATCAACATGAAGCTCGTTCGCTTAGCAACATCAGAAACCGTCCCATTAGAGGACGGTTTTTTATGGCCTGATGAATTTTCATGGAAGGCTATTGAGCAGAATCAAGCCTACGCCATGGATGGCACTTTGCAGATTCAGGAAGGCAAAAAGAAGTCTGGACGGCCTATCACTTTGCAACCGGCTGATACAGGTATGGGTTGGATCAAGCTGCGTGAATTACGGACTGTTTTAGAGTGGTCCAAGTTGCAGAATGAAAATTTTAAACTGCAGTTTGAGCAGCCTCATGACAACCGCCAATTCACCGTCAAATTTAATCACCAGGATGGCGCTTTAGAAGCGGATCCAGTGAAAGGAATTCCAGCGGTATCACTGGATGATTATTACAACGTGACCTTACGCTTTACGGAGTTAAACGATGGCGATTGAAACCAAAGATTTAGTGATTTACAAGTCTGAACGCTTGACTGACAACACGGATGGTGGCGGTAAATATTCTGGCGTTGTGGTTCAGGATGGTATCAGTAATAACCTATTCAATGATGTGTCAGAGATGGACCGAACCATGGGCGATGTATCCATGCGCAAGGTTTTCCCAGCTGTCACCACAGAAGATACTGATCTACTCATGGGTGCAACGGTGTTTGTATCTGAGTTGCCAGAAGATCCAAACGTATCAGCATTGCTATTCAGCACAAAAAATTGGAATGATGAGCGTCAGTCTGCCCAAAACCGGGTAGAAAATTACTTAGCCAAAGGTGGTCAGATCGCCGGTACGCCACTTGATACTCATTGGCAGGGAATGTCTTCACTTCAGGTGGCTATGTTTCCACAAGAGACCGAGTCATCGGTAGGGGACACTATTGTTTTGGTGAGCGATGAAGGTAAAGTTTTAGAGCGTGAACAATATCTGCGAATCACTAAAGTTGAGACACGTACTGCAATCATGGTAGTGGATAGTAAAAGTGTGGAATATAAAATAGCCACCTATTCCTTAAATGATGCCTTGGAAGTTGATTTTGTGGGTCTTTCAGCACGCCAGTGGTACAACGGTGAAAAATCTAAAACGATTATCCGCGATACCATTGTTGCTGACACTGGCCTGTATTATTCATCTACTGCATTGGCCTCTGATGCGGATGTGGGTGAATTCACAGTGAATGCCAAAAGCATTTTTGCACAGCTGATCCCATCTGCTCAGACAGAGACCCCGATCATTGATGTCAATGCTGCCGGTGAAAGTGTGGTGCTGGTTTCTGGCAATAACGGAACCATTACGGTTAATTATCCTAATATGGTGGTTGGGGTTAGCCAAAACTTGTATATCGGCTCAGCGGTGATTCCATCAAGTGTGGCTTTCGCATTGCAAGGGCAACAGATTACGGATCAGGGTGGATTACTTAAAAATACCCAAGGCACTCAAGTTGGAACGATTGATTATCAGCGCGGTTTGATTCAATGGACTGCAGCAGCGCCAGCCGGAACTTTGAGTCTGAATATTACATTCAAGCCGGCAGCTGCACCGAATCAGTATTACCAAAGCCATGCTATTCCAGTGACTCAGAATAATCAAAGTACCAATTGGACCGGGGTTTTGATTCCGATTCCAGCACCGGGTGCATTGTCGATTTCTTACATGTCACAAGGTAAGTTTTACGAACTTAAAGATGATGGCTCAGGCCAGTTAAAAGCTGCAAGTCCATCTTTTGGTTCCGGGATGATCAACTATGAAACTGGTTCGTGGCTTTTAACGACTGGTGCATTGCCGGATGTGGATACACCGATTCTGCTGCAATGGGGTACACCGATTGTCACTTTCGTGCGCTCTAATTTAACTGTTGAAAAAGCTGCGTTTGATTTTGATTTAGGCCGATCAGGCGTTCTACCGGGTATCACGATTAACTGGATGCTTGAAGGTGAAGCGAAAACAGCAACCTCTAATGCGCAGGGTAAGTTTACTGGTGATGCTACAGGTGAAATCAACTATGCAACCGGTATTGGCAAGATCATTCCAAACAAGTTGCCACAGAAAGGCACAGTTTTCTCTGTGATCTATAACTATGGATCCTCACTTGAACAAACCAAGATGGATGTTACCCCTGCAAATCAAAAGCTGACCTTTACCATTGGTACTGGACCAGCAATTCAGCCAAATAGTGTTGAGTTAAAAATTCCACTTCAAAGCAGTGAGGGGATTACAGGGTCTGTAACCCTGACAGATGTGCCGGTGAATGCAACTATGGGTAATCTAGTGAATAGCCGCGGTCAAGTACAAGGCACCATTATCTATACCACTGGCGCAGTTGAAGTCACACCAAAAAGTACAGCGAGCAGATTTGTGCAAACCTTTACACCTATGGCTACCTATGCGGCTGCCTAGCGAGGAAATATGTCTTTTTATTCTCCACAAACTTCAGACATTCAAGGTCAGCAGGTTGAATTAAAAGCCCTTAATGCTGTTGATGTTCAAGTGAAATACCGCGATACATCAGGCTCAAACTCAGCAACGCATACAGTGACAGCTAACAAGCTCAAGCTGGATTTATCTTCTGGCTTTGATGAGCAGATTTTGACAGGATCAGCTCGCTTCAAAGTGGGCGCTGATACCTTTCTGGATCGTACCGGCTTGCTGTATCGTAATGTGAATCCGGCTAATAACAGCGGGATTCAGTCGGGTGTGATCCAGTATGGTACCGGGATTGTTGAAATCGACTCATGGACACCCAATGCAGATAACACAATTACCCTGGAATCCTTAACCACCACAACCGACTTATTACCAGTCAATAAGATCAGTTTTAGAACACCAATCATGCCGATCCGCCCACAATCTTTAACAGTAGTGGTGGGAACACTTGAATATGGTCAGCTTACATTGACAGCTGATGAAAATGGCGTAATTGAAACCAGTCGGGCGCATGGACAGGTGAACTGGGAAAACGGTTTTGTCACGATTTACTTCTACATCAAAACCAAAATTACTGAAGCCAACCGTACTGAAATTGAAGCAAATAACTGGTATGACCCATTACTGGAATATCAGGAAGCCGCTGATACCTATATCAACATTCCGGTATGGGTCGATGCTTCATCGGTACGCTATAACGCAGTGGCTTATACCTATATTCCGCTAGATTCAGAAATCTTGGGACTGTCTGCTACTCGATTGCCGATTGATGGCCGGGTGCCGATTTTCCGTATTGGTGGTATCGGGATTGTCAGTTCAAGTAAAAACCAAGAACTACCAAGTGCGATTGCAGGTACAACCTACGACTTGGGCGATCAGCGCATTTCGTGGGCCGAGCTTGAAGATGCCAACGGTACTAAGGTTTCGGTTGATTTGTACACAGTGGATTACGACTATGGCAAGGTGACGCTGGGCGGTGATTTTGTACTGGGTAATCTGGTTGCACCTCTAACAATGAAATATCGCTATCAGGATATGGGTCTGATCCGCGATGTGCAAATCAATGGTCAGCTGACATTCACAAAGCCTCTAACCCATAACTATGATGCAGCTGATACGATTGTTGGATCTGCTTTAGTGATTGGTGATATGCAAGCTCGATATACACGCAAGTTTGTGCAGGGTTCGTGGAGCAATGCGTGGAGCGATGAACCAAGCTCAAGCATTTTAGCTAATTACAATGATTCACTCTATCCACTCCAGGTGTCAAATAAAGGTGCTATTCAAGAACGCTGGGCATTAATCTTTACCGATGCACAATCGTTTCGATGCATTGGTGAATATTCTGGCCAGATTGGCACTGGTATCACCAATGCAGACTACGCACCGATCAACCCGGTCACCGGTGTTCCGTATTTCATCATCAAGAAGGAAGGATGGGGTGCAGGTTGGGCAAACGGTAACGTCTTGCGCTTCAATACAGTGGCTGCAAACTTTCCGGTCTGGGTGATTCGTACTGTGAAGCAATCCGAGCCAGCAGTATTGTCAGACCAGTTCCAGATCATGCTCCGTGGTGACATTGATCGCGTTGTTTAAAATTTAAATCAGATATGACCGCTTTATGCGGTCTTTTTTATGAGTATATAAAATGGCGACAGATGTAGATGTGCAATATTTTAGCCACTTGAATGGCTTGACGCTTGGTAATAACTGGGGTGATTTAATTAGACTGCTTGATAAAGCCCTGGTTACAGGGATTGATTTTACTCAAATCACAGCAGCATCAATTGATGAGCAAGGTGATGTACATATCACCTTGTATTCTGCGCATAATGCAATGCTGTTTCAGGTGGTTGAGCTGTCTGGTTTTACTCCAACTCCTCTTAATCAAAAATACCGCATTAAAGGTGTGCCAAATTCAACACAGCTTATTTTAAAGCCTAAAGCAGATATTGTTGAGCACTCAATTACCACAATTGGTGCAGGCAAACTTGCAAGCCTCGGTTATGACATTATTTTTCGTGATGTAGGTGATGTTAAGCGCGTGTATCGTGCTAAAAACCCAACTGCGCAGCATCCGTTTATTCGCGTTGATGAAAGCCAAACAAGTCCAGATGGTACAACAGGTGTATATACATCAACTTATGCAAAATTTGCCATGATCGGCTTACTTGAGCACATGGAACATATTGATGACTATGAAAATCCCAACGTGTTGCAATTGCCTTTTGACCCGCCTGATCCCGCGAAAAATTGGAAAATTACAGGGACAGGTACAGCATGTGTGAGAGGGTGGTCGAAGTGGTATTGGGCACACGCAAGTTTGTCAGGTGCCTCAAGTGGTGTAACAGAATCCGCGTCGCCAGAAAACGCTAATAGATCATTCCTACTGGTTGGAGACAAAGACGCATTTTATATCCAAAGACCACACTCGTCAGACACCTCCTACATGTATTTGAGCGGTGTCGGTCTTTTTGATTCCGCTTTAAAATCCGATATTGTGCCAAATTGGTTCTTAATGACGTTCTTGCGAACCCGCACTGCTGGGGCTAACGAAGGATTCAGGGATTATGAGGGCGCACTGCCTTTGCACAACACAGAGTCCGCTGCTAGATTTTTTTGCTGTAATCATCAGGAGGTTAATCGGATAATCGCCCAAGTTTCAGCAAAACCTATACTTTCAGATTACGAGTCAGGCTTCAAAGGGACGTACCCCGGTACAGATATGCCGGCGCTGCAAATCCCATTCTCTGATACCACTAATAAGCTTCGTGGCACACTAAAGCACGTGAATTATTTTGGCAAAAACCTTAGATCAGCATCGAGAACACCAACGCCTGAGATCAGTGGGCAGAGCATGTATGTGTATTTCCCGGCTTCACAATATGGATTTGCAGTGTTTTACCTGGGGGAGCTTGAATGAAGCCAGTTTTATTTAAAGTACGGAAATCCTCAAGTGCCTTGCAAGCTATAAGCACTGGGCCGATAGTTGCCAAAATCATAGGATCAACCAAGAAGCTTGGTCAGCGCTATCAAGATGCAATGGTTGTGCTTTACAACAAGGCCAATCTACAACCTATAGGTGTGAAAAAACCAGATGAAAATGGCAATTATCAATTCTCTGGATTAAATACAGACTTAAAGACCTTCATTGCAGCTTTTGATCAGAAGCAGCAATTCAATGCAGTCATTCAAGATAATGTGGTGCCAAAATGACAGTAAAAGTTTCCAAACCAGCACAGATTTTAGCTCTACAGGCTCATGCTAGTTTTTTAGATGGTGGTAGTGGGTCTGCATATTTTGTTTACTACTCCAATACAAAGCCCTCAAGCCTGGAAATTAGTGCAGATCCATCCAGCTCAATTTGCACACTAGCATTGCCAAAGCCTTGTACAAAACAGATGCTTATTGATGGTATTGAGCTTTATCCGACCGAAACAGCACTTGCCACCAAAGCGGGGGTGGTGACCTGGGCGCGATTATATAATGGCAATAATGAGCCTTATGCAGATTTTTCGATTGGCACATCAGATGCAGATATTGTGTTAAATAGTGCTGATATTGCGCTAGGCTCAAGCCAAAAAATCGACAGTATTTTTCTAAAAATAATTTAGGTGAGTTATGGCAGGAATCACGCTTGAATTCTCTCAACATGGGGATTTTGATAGTTTTGATGTAATTCGTTCACCAGCATCAATGTTAGGTTTGGCAAGCAATGAATTACCCAGCCCAATAGCAACAGGCTTGTTAACCATGCATTACATAGACACTGCAATTACCGAAGGTGCGACGTATTACTACAAATGTAGAGTGTGGCGCGGTAGTGAATTTTTATTAAGTGATGAGATATCAATAAAAGCATCAACCACTAATGATGAATACGCTAATTTAGTGCAGTTATACATGCCATTACAAAAAGATTTTTCACAAGTGATAGGAAATACAACACTTGTAGTAACTGGTAATAATAACTCATTTCAGTCAACTGGTGGCTTTGCCGGAGATGGTTTTTATAGAGCTGGTGGTGCGTCCTATGTCGATTTCGGTATGGCCGCATTTTTTAGTGGTAAAACACCGTTTTGTATTGAATTTTATGCGAGATCAAATGGTTCAGGTACCGATGGTGTAGCGTCATTAGCAGCAACAAAAGGCTCTGATTATTCTCTTGTGACATTAACGTCAGAATCATGGTTTATTTCAAGAAACAACAATGATTGGACGCATCTATTTCTAAACACAGGTGCTATTCGCAATACGTGGAATCACTATGCACTTACATACGACGGTGTGAATTTAAGAAGGTTTTTAAATGGGAATCTGGTCGGAATAATCTCTGAACCAGTTGGATTTACTCAAGCTAAGAATCTTGGGATTCTTGGAAAAAAATCAAATGATTTAAATCATCCGGCAGCTAATGATTTTCAGCATTTAAGACTAACAAAAGGGGTTCCGCGCTACATCGATTCTTTTGTACCTCCTGCTGTATTTAATTATTAAGAGCTATTGGTATGAGCAATAAATACAAACCTTTTAATTTAAAAGCTCATTACTCATTAGAACCGTCTGTATCACAACTAACCGCACCTTTTGGGTTGAGTGCCAAATTTAATTCTGATATTCAGTCGCCCACTAAATTGAATGCAACGATTGATACAGGCATTAATGCTATTGCACATGGCACAAACACTACCATTGTGATAAATCATGGCGTGCTAAATGTTAGTGTTGATACAAGCATTCAAGCAGTGATTCACGGTACTAATTTTGAGCTGGTGGATAATCGTGGCAGCCTAGTTGCTCAAATCAATTCAGTGATTAATGCAAGTTGTGAAGGGTTGAATGATATTAACCATATTGTTGGTGTGTCACTACTTATAGTGACGCAATTCAAGCAAGCCATTGAAAGCTTGAGTACTACAGAAATACCATGGGCCAAGCCAATATTAAGAGTCTCAAATGAGGCTCTTTTTTATGATCGAGGCTTGGTAATTTCTAATCAAGCAAATATTCAGTATGAGCAAGCAAGATCATTAACCCGGACGATTAGATCCATCCATGAGCAAGCAACTGGTTTAAGTTCGGATTCGTATGTGATTTGGGAAGAAGGCGATAAGCGTTTTATTCACCAGCGTTATCTAAATGAAGAAACCATCAAGCTGCGCCATAACCGGGAAACGGTCTGGCAAGAAATGATCCGCCGGCGCAAGACTTTCACTTATTCACATGAAGTGGCTCAAGTCTTTGAGCATCGCTTTTCATTTGACTGGGATAAGGGGCTTGAGATTGTCACCAAGTCGGATTTGCCTTGGGATCAAGCTAAAGCGATTCATTATCGCAAGCATCCGATTCAACCTTGGCCAAAGCCCAAAACACCCAAGTATGAAGGCACTGGCGATCTAAATTTTATCTGTCTATGTCATGACGTTGATTCACACAATGTTATTTTAAATTTTGGTGCAGATGATTGTATTCCAGCACTGCCGAAACGAAACTGGTGGTATATCGTGAATGTATTAACAGCCGAGCGATTGGATACCGGCGAGAAGATTAAGGTCATGGATGGCACTTACAGTACCAGCCGATCACAGTGGTGCTGGACCTATTCCATTACCGTAGCTCACACCGAAAAAGAAAAGCTGCAGCCTATTAATGGTCAGCCAGTGATTCTAAAAGTCATGATTAATGGTTTTGAGCATCATATCTTGCTTGAAGACCCAGAAGAAACTCGAAAGTTTGCCAGTGTGCTTTACACTTATCCGGGGCGAAGTGTGACAGCTTTAAACTCGGATAAATATGGGCCAACACGATCATTTATCCAAGATAACGAGCGAACCTCTGTGCAACTGGTTCAGGCTGAATTAGATCGAGCAAATAGTGGTACTGCTTTAGATTGGAAGTTGATTGATGAACTGGGCTGGATCGTATCGGCAGAAAGTCTGAGTTATGCAGAACTTGCGCCAATCGATGCAATAAAGCAGGTGGTTGATGCCGGTGGTGGCTTTATTTATAGCCATAAATCAGGCAATACACTGACAGTTTTACCCCGGTATCAGAAAGGCTACTGGGATGCGATGACAGTTGATGACTATGAAATTCTATTGTCTGAAAGCCTAGTGATGCAGCAGAACATTAAACAGAATGATGAATATATTGCTGACTTTAATGCGATTACCGTAGTGAATAGCCGTAGTGGTGAAAGCCTGAAAGTGCAGCAACGAGGAACATCCGGTGATGTGCCACTTGAATCAGCTACCGGTCCATTATTCAATGTGGTATCAGGTGCTAGTTACGGCAAAAATGAACTGGTGAAAGCCAATATTCAGGAATTGCATACTTTCTCGGATATCCCGGTAAGCTTCGATATTGGCGAGATGCTACCCGGTAAAACGATTGCTTTTAATGGTCAGTGGTGGGGTGTTATTGATGGGGTGAGTGGCAGCTTTTCCCATGCCAAAGTAAATGAAACCATTACAGTGGAGCGTATCAGCCGTGACTAATCCTTTATTTGAATTGCGAAAGCTTTTAAATCCAACCCATGCAGAGTATATCGGCACCATCACATCAGTAAAGCATCCAGAATACCGGGTGCAAGTCGATGGTGGATCGGGTCCGGTGCTATGTACATCAGGCACACTATATAATTTAGGCGCACGGGTATTTATTGCCAACCAAGTGATTTTGCGACCTGCACCAAGTGGGTCGCATTCAGAAATAGAAGTTTAAAACCATTCAACACAATGCACCTTCGGGTGCTTTTTTATTATCTAGATTCCAGATAAGAAATTTAATTGTTGGTGATTTAATCGGACTGTAATTTAAGGTTTATATGCTGTTTTTATAAACAAGATGATCGGGGATGATTTAATTGATAGTAGGAATATTAGTTGTTGGTGTTATCTTTATTAGCATTATTTTATATAGTGCAATGAAAACCCTAGAAGCGGCTTACAATGAATAGTCTCTTTAAAACAAGCTAAATCAACTCCAGAAAATCTATACGCCCCGATATTATTCGGGGTTTTTTATTGCCAAAATTTAGGGGGCGTAATGTCAAATGACTATTCATCTGATCCACCCATAGCCACTGCCGGACAGTTGATTGCTATTTCAGACAAGATTAATGATCTGGGGAAAAGTTTGGAAAAATTGGCTGAGATGCCTCAAAAGCTTGACCGCATGAATATGCAGCTTGAGCAACTCAATAAAGAACATCAGCAAACACGGAATGATTTATCTCAAACCCGAGATAATTTGCAGGATGAACTTGACCGAGCAAAGTCAAATTTTAAGAGTGAATTAAAACAGGTACGTAATGATATTGAGCCAAAATTCAAAGAATTCGATCTTCAAATTCGAGTACTAAGCGAGAGCAAAACCAAAATTGATGGCATCACCAATCTTGTACGCTGGGGTGGGATTGCTTTGATTAGTGCCTTTGGTTTCGCCTGGAATAACCAGACCGCAAAAACCGACATGGTGAATACTCAAACCATGGCCAACAGTCAAAGCATAGAAGTCCTTGAAAAACAATCTGACCAAACGCTTCGAATCTTAGAAGAAATCCGCAACAAACAATATGAACGTAATTACAGAGAGAGTGCAAATGAAACTAATCGATAACTGGAAGCAGGCTTGGAAACTCAAGTCGGTACAAGTGGGCGCAATTAGCGCCTTTTTTTACGCCTTCATGTATGCCTCTTTTGAGTTGCTTTGGCAGTTTGGAACTTATTTCCCTCAACTTTGGGCTGTGGTGCCAGAAGAAATTAAACAGTTATTGCCGCACTCATGGGTTGCTTGGTTGGGATTTTTAAGCAGTGTATTAGGTGTTTTTGCCCGGTTACGTGCACAACCTGAATTGCATGGAGATGGTGATGAGCAAGATATTAACCAATGATCAAATCCAAGCTCAAGCCAAGGCGCTCGGTATAGAAGTTGCTGCCTTGAAAGCCGTAATGGAGGTTGAGTGCAAAGGATCAGGTTTTAATGCCGATGGATCGCCAGTTATTCTTTATGAACGTCATAAATTCTATAAAGGTCTTCAAGCAATTAACTGGATAACTAAATCCAAAGAATGGTCCAATTTATATCCAGACCTTTGCAATTCTTTACCTGGTGCTTACGGTAAATTTTCAGAGCAGCACAATAAATTAGCTCGAGCATCAAAGCTCAATCGTGATGTGGCACTTGAATCATGCTCGTGGGGATTGGGTCAAGTGATGGGTTATCACTGGAAAGCTTTGGGTTATTCCACTTTGCAAATGTTTATCAATGCTATGTACAAGGATGAGGCTTCACAGCTTGATGCCATGTGCCGATATATCAAAGTAAATAACCTGGTGAATGCCCTTAAAAACAGGGATTGGAAAGCTTTTGCAAAAGGGTATAACGGCAGAAATTATGCAATAAATAAGTATGATGTGAAGTTAGCCAATGCTTATAAGAAAGCCCTCAAGTGAGGGCTGTGCGGCTTATTCAATTACAACGAATGTGAATGTTGGGATAGGTGTGAGGCTTCTTTAATAAAGAACCATGGAAGTATGCTTGGTTTCAGTTATTTAAAAAAAGTCACTATACCTGCTAAATACCCACACTACCGGTCCAATTGCTCCTTTGCCCGCACCGTGATCTTGCCTTATGTAAACTTTATAATCATTGCAGCTATATTGGTATTCTTCTTTGTCTTTACTCAAAATCCATCCTGTTTTTGGGAGGTTTGAATTATTCAAAATGCTATTTTTAAACTGGCCTATGGAAGTTGTATTGTCAGCATATTTTCCATCAACATAAGATAATGTGAACCCTATAATGCGATCATTAATAGAATCATAATCAGCTGATCCCAAAAACATAACTCCTTCTCTCGCAAAGGCATAATCAATATCCAGCATAAAAATAGAGTCTTTTTCAGCTTTTGCTGCAGGATGAATTCTTTTAAAATCCTCAAAATTTTGCATTAATTCTATACTGCCGACTTGAATTTGCTTCATTGGAATTTCACAAACTTTGGCCTGAGCCGAAAGAGATACTCCTAATAATATTAAGCTAAATATTATCTTATTCAT